GCCGCGGGCGCCCAGTATCTTGTGCTCCTGGCCATCGAGGTAATACTTGAGCGTGACGGACTCAAACCCATTGGAAACCGGGGTGTAGGTCCAACTTACGCCGCTATCTTCCGTGCCCTCGAAACCACAGGCCCGCAGGATGTCAGCCCATGCCGGCTCATCGCCAGCGGTGCCAGATCCTGCCAGTTCGACCTCGAAGGTGCATTCCGCATTGGGCCCGGTGTTGACCAGGGTCTGTGCGCCGAAGGTGGAGCGGTCCTCCCCGCGGGAAATCGTCGGGCCACCGTAGGGCACGATGCTTAAATTCTTGGTAAGCACCGCATCAGTGGTTGCCGGGGTCGAGTCCACCCCATAAGACGATTCAGTCTTAATCAAAAGCTCTTTATTGCGAAAAAACATAGTGGTCACCTTTCGTTGGGCACAAAAAAACCGCCGAGAGGCGGTTGTTGATTGGCCCGTTGCCGAGCCTTTGGGCTTACGCCCTAAGTCATGCTTGCGTTATGTAAAACGCATCGCGGTAAATTTCTCGCCAGATTTCCAGCCCACCAACACCCTCGATTGCGGTGCCGTTGCCGTATTGCATTTCGTGGTGGTATGCGTCCTGCTGCCAGCCGAGCAGTGCGGCCTGAACCTCATCCAGGAGCGCTGGAATATTCCCGTCATCCGTCACAACCAGAATGGCGAACTCTTCAGCCACCAGCTGTTTGGTGTAGTTATCAAATGGCGATTCATTGCCCGCACGGCTGACCGGGTAGACATAGGCGGCGGGCAGTGTTTGCGAGGCTGCAGTGATATAGGAGTACGACACTTCCAGATTCACCCGGTACAGGTTCTCGCGCTGGTCGTAGTCGTGGAGCGTGTCGGTGATTTCGATATTCTCACCAGCCAGAGCCGCGACTATCGAGGCGACCAGTGTCAGCAGGGCGTCATAATCCGAGCCCCGCACATTCAATATGAAGGTATCCGTATGGGTAACGTCGTAGCCCTCGAATACACCGGGCGTGCTGGATACCATCTGGTAGACGATGCTCGGGTGCGTTGGGGCCTCCGGCAGCTGCAGCGGGTACATGCGATTACCCACAAGCCCGGAAAGCAGTGAGTAAAGGCTGGCCTGCGTGGCTACCGGTGACTGCGATCCGCCCGTTGATGCAGCAATAACCTGCTCCAGTGTCGGGCACTCGGCGGTCAGCCTGGCTACGATTGCGCTAACGTCCATTTCTATCCAGCCAGCTCTCAAGGCCTGCGTAAAACTGCTGCTCTACCAAAGAGCTGGCCGCAGCAAACGCGCCTGACATCCAATTACGCGCCCTGATACCCGGGTGGGCTACATCCCCGCGGATAAATCGCGGGCCCAGCTTCAGGATGTTGTTTTTTGCTGAAATCTTGTGCGCCTTGGTGCCAGCCTCGAGCATCCACCCGATATAGCCGACATTCTCGCCGCCAACCTTCTTGTTTGGCCCGACAACCACGCCGAGTTCACTTTCTCCGACATCCGCAACGCGATCCCCGGCGCCGGTTCTTACCCGTGTGCCGGTTTTGGCCTGCGTGATGTTGATGGCCTGCGATAATCGACTGCCCGATGTCCTTGGGTCATCTGGCGCCGCTGACCGCATGGCCGCCTGCAGCGGCTTTGCCGCCGCCCTGAGTGCCGCCCTCACGCCCTTTTGCTGCAAGTTGGCCGCCAGGGCCTGCAGCTCACCAATGGTTATCTGGTTCTGCTCTACCGTTGCCTCTATGGTAATCAGGTCCGTCACTTGACCTCCCGCAGGCGCAACAGTAGCTCCCTGTTTTTCATGCCGACGTTCACCGCGGGTGTGGCCAATTCATAGGTTACGCCGCCCATAATCGCCCGATCTTCCGGGTCAACGTCGGTGCGGTGATGAATGTACACTTCCGATACGGTCTCGTTGGCCGTTTGCTGGGCCGCGTAGTAGGCCTGCCCGCGCAATGTGACCACCTTCCCGTAGACCGTGGCGTAGGTGCTCCAGGTCTTGGTTTCCTGCCCCGTCGCGCTCCTTGCGATACTTGCGGACTGCAGCTGTATTGGCGTGGTCTTCGCCATCAGAAAACATACCGACGGTGTGAATCGATAAGCAGCTTGATCGTGTTAACTGTCGGGGTAACCGACATGCCGATGATCGATTCTTCCCTGTTCTGGAACAGCTCGGCCACCCGCAACAGGATCGCGTGCCTTATGTCAGCGGGCACGCTGGCCGCATCGGCATAGCCCGCAACTATCGTTGCCCTCACGGTGGCGGGTTTGCTGCTTTGCGTGTCCGGCCACGAGGTGTTGGGCACAAGTCGCGGGTACATCCCTGCCAGATCGGACCAATAGCCATCGGTCGATAGTGTCTGTTCGGTGCCGTCGGTGTCGTCATACTTGACGCTGGTCACGGACGCGACAGGGTAAACAGCCAAATCAAGCGGGCCGCACGGGAACCCGTCGGACTCAATGCGCAGTGTCTGCGGCATCAGGCGCGCACCGGTTTCAGCCTCAACGCTTTTTGTCGCCGCGGCGATCAGTCGATCAAGTAGCGTGTCGTGGCTGGTGTCGCTCGCAAGGGCGCACTGCTCCCGGGCCTCAGCGGTCGATACCGGGTAATCTGTCGCCGGGGTTACAGTGACGATTCTCATTTATCAGCCTTTCTTGGCCGACTTGCTGGCCGTGGTTTTCTCGGCCTTTGCCGGTTCTGCCTGGCCTGATTCGATCAGGCGCTTTTCGGTCTCGGCATCGAACGACACGGTTTCGCCGGGCGCGTGGGAAAAATCAGCCCCGGCGATAGATACGAGTAACTTAATCATGTGAAAAGCGGGGAGAGGTTGCCCCCTCCCCGTCCATTACTGGTGAGGCTTACGCCTGGATCAGGTGCTTGATACCCGTTGCGTCCACGGTGTCGCCATCCATCCGGCGATAGGCGCGGAAACCCACCTGGCCATTGCCCGCATACAGCTCATTCAGACGCTGCAGAACGGTTCCCTGGCGGTCGGCGATGGTGTAGCCGGACAGATCACCGAAAACAACCGACTTCAGGCCGGTTGTGGCCGCAGGCATCGCGGTAGAGGTGATCAGGGGCTTGCCCAGGAGCATATCGGGCTGGCCAGCCTGCAGGCCAGGTTGCCACATATACTGCTGGTCACCGTCCTTCAGCTTGCGCACCAGCTTCACGGTTGCGTCAGCCATCAGCCAGACACCGCGCATGCGGTACATGCGGGGAACGGCGTGATACAGGTCAATCAGCTCGTCAGAGGTGATCGCCGCTGCGCCAGCTGCCGTCTTGCCAAGACCGGAACCCTGCACGATGCCGTTGGGCTTGCCGGAGTTGTCCCCGTTGACAAAGGCCGCCTCTTCCGCAATGCCGAACCGCTTGGCAAAGTTGCGGGCCAGGTACGAGCCAATATCAAAGAACGCATCGGCCAGCAGCTCCTCGGAGACCTTGATAATCGTCCCGAGCTTGTGGGCGCCCAGAACTTTCTGGGTGAACGCTGCGTCTGACTCGGTGTAACTGGCCTCTTCCGCCGTCCAGGTCGCCGATCCCAGCGAACTTTCAATCGGGATATTGCGATCCGATGCGGTAGTGACCACCGTGACATACTGGCGAATCGGGTTGATGTCCTGCATGTACTCAACCAGCTGGGTTTCAAACTCTTCGGGCACAATGTAGCCACCCTCGGAATCTGTACCCACCTGCAGGGCGTTCAGGACGTCATAGGAAAGCCCGTTCCGGCCAACACGGCAGTAATTCTCGAAACCGCCGACATACTCGTCGGTCTGACGCGGACGCAAGGGCTTGCCGCCCTCCGCCACCGGCATGGTCCTCTTGACCTGGCTGGTGTTGGCGTTGATTTCGCTCTGCAGCTCGCCAGCCTGGTGCAGACGGTCTGCCCGGACCTTCAGCGAAGCCTGGTCAGCGTGCATTGCGTCGTACTGGGTTTGCTCTTCACCGGACAGATCGCGGCCCTCTTTCTCCGCTTTGTCCAGCATGTTTTTCATTTGGTCGATGATCTGACCGCGCTTGTACAACAGATCCTTAATATCCATAGCTAAATACCTTTTTTCAGATATAAAAAAACCGCCAGGAGGCGGTTGGTGTGTTGCGTGCTGCGCGGTCTTGCGCGATACGCGTGCTCGGGCGTCTGCCCTAACTCAGTAATGCGAGGCGCTTGCGATTCAGCGCAATGCGCCAGGCTGTAATTTCTTCCGGCTTTTCCGGCTGCTCAGTGGCGGCAGGCTTCGGCATGTTCTTGATCCACGGCTTCTGGAGGTTGTCGGCAATCTTGGCGCCGTCGGACGCCTTGCCGGTTGCCAGGCCGTTTTCAATGGCCTCATCGGCACTAAACCAGGTCTCTGCCGCCATCTTGTCGGCAATCTCACCCTCGGAAAGGCTCGATTTGGACAAATACGTGGTCACAATTGAGCCCTTGATTTTGTCCAGCAGGTCCGCCGTTGATCGCATTTCACTGGAATCGCCCACGGATATGGTCCACGGGTCGTGGATCATCATCAGCGCGTTGTCGGCCATGATGATTTCGTCGCCGGCCATCGCTATTACAGACGCGGCGGAGGCCGCCAGCCCGTCAATATGGACCGTTACCTGGCCTTCGTACTGGGCCAGCAGGTTGTAAATGGCGAATCCGTCGAATACATCCCCGCCCGGCGAGTTGATCCGCACCGACAGGGCACCGGTCATGCCATCCAGCTGGGACTTGATGCTTTTTGCGCTCACCGAGTCATAAAAAAAGCTCTCGCCAATGTCGCTGTAAATGAGTAGTTCGTTCATTGTAAAAGTGCCTCTATATCGGTTTGTGCCGTCGTCTCAATGGCCAGAATGGCGTCCTGTGCGCTGCTATACCGCCTGATTTCCTCAATGCGCGTCGCTGCGTAGCTCTCGGCCACCGCGGGCGGCACCATCAACTCGTTAACCAGTCGCTCGGCGTGCCTCCCGTAGAAACTGGGCAGCCAGTCCTTGAACGATTCCAGCGACTGCTTGCCGGATTCAATCGTCAAGGCCTTGATTTCGGCGCGCGCCAGTACGCCGGCGAGGTTTTTGGCCAAGCCTTGCTCGGTCATATTCATCGGCACAAGGAAGTCGTCCAGGCCGTCAATCGGGTTGAGATTCTCAAGCCGCCTGACTTCGTTCCTGTTCATCCATCCGTCGGTGATCGCCGAGCCGTAAGCCTCGTAGCGGGCTTTTGTGTCGCCGCGCAGCAACCCCTCGACCGTGTGCTGGACGTAATACCGGCGCTTTTCGTCCGAGCTCAGCAGATCCCGGTTGGCCGTCTGCTCGATCCGCACCAGCCACGGGCGGATGGTGTGCATTACGAACTCCATAGACTGGTGTTCGATGTTCGAGAATGTGGCCTTATCCAGCTCATTGAGCATGTGCAGCGGAACCCGGTACCAGCGGGCAATTTCCGCAATCTGGAACTTACGCGACTCCAGGAACTGGGCATCGTCGGCATTCAGCCCAACCTGTTTCCAGGTCATGCCTGATTCAAGAATCATGGGCTTGTGTGAGTTACCGTGACCCGCGTAACGATCCGCGAACTGGCTGCGCAGGTTCTCTATCTTGTCCGCGTCCAGCTTGTGCGGATACTCGAGCGTGCCGCTGGTGGTTATCCCGTTGGAAAACATGTGCGCGGCGGTCGACTCGGCGCCCTTGGCTACACCTATGCTCTCCCTTGCCAGTGAAATCGGAGACAGCCCCGTAACACCGTCACCAGAAAGACCGGCGACACGCCAGACCCGGTGAACGGGCAGCACTTTTTCGTTGCCAGGCTCGCTGTAATCGAACTTCAGATTCCCCGCGGCATCGCGGCTTATGGTCACATACCCTGGCTTTAGCGGGTGAATCGCCCGGGTTCTGCCGCGTCCGTCCAGCTCAATCTCGGCATAAGCGTTACCGCGCAAGCCCAGGCTGGTCATCTGGAACTCCCGCATCTCCATAGCGGTTTGCTCGCCGTTGCAGCTGGAGCCAAGAATGTAGTTAAGCGGGTGATCTGCCACCCTGCGCTCGCCGTTAACTTCCTCGTACACCTTCAGGGGCAGGCTGGCGACTGTCTCCGCAAGAATCCGAACGCACGCGAACACCGCGCTCACCTGCATGGCGTTTTCCGGCGTGATGGTGATGCCGGAGCCGGTAAAAATGTTCTGGTACGCCTGTCGCCAGAACTCGGGCTCCTTCAGCGTGGCCGATTTCGGCTGAAACCATTTAAAGAGATTCACAGCGTCACAAATCCTCTATCTGAATATGCATGGCTGGAATCCTCTGCGGTCATTGATACGCCCACCGCCATGAGCAGCGCTGCCATATCGTCAATTTTGTCGGCGCTACGCTTCTTGTCTGGCGCCATGTTCAGGTTTTGGTCGCGGCGTGCCACGATATTGGATGCACACCAGGCCAGCACCTGGTCGCCACCGTGGGCCATCTTGCCGGCGATGTACGCCCGCTCCACTTCCTGCATTGCTGGGTGGTAGGACTTCGGACCCTGGATAAACTCCACCAGTGGCACCTCCCTATCCACCAGGCGATTAACCAGGTCGGTAGCGTTCCATCGGTCATAGCCGATATTCTGGATATTGAACCTGGCCACCTGCTCGACAATCCCGGCCTCTATCACCGCGTAGTCAACAACGTCGCCTTCCGTCTGGATCAGCTGCCCGGTTTCCACCCAGCCAGCGTAAGGAACCGTGCCTCGCTCTGTGCGCTGGGCTACTGCATTCTCTGGAACCCATCGCCAGGCGTGGGTATAAATCACCCCCTCAACATTCCAGATCAGACGGAATGAACAAAGGTCAGTTGTAGATGCAAGGTCGAGGCCGCCCCAGCAGGGGTATTGGGCCAGCCAGTCCAGATCAACCGGGCCAGAGCACTCTTGCCACTTGGTGAGATCAACCCACCCCTCCGCAGTGGATGCGGGCCTGTTCAGCCGCTTAATGCGGAACTCGGCCAGCTTCGAGGGCATTTGCTTGGCCTCGATCGCCTCTTTCTGAATCGCCGCCTTCAGGTGTGGGTTAACATCCATCAGCGGGTTGGCTTTCACCCAGGCCGATTCGTCAAACTCGTCATCTGCCTTGATCTTGAGGGTCTTGTTTTCCTCATCGACCGCATAAAACACCACCAGGAAGTGGTCGGCTGTATCTTCAAATAGCCCACCCAGCAGCCGCTTGGCGAACATTCGTATTTCAGCCCAGGGGCCAGGGTTGGTGTAGCCCTCTGTCGTGGTGTACAGCCACAAGGGATTGCCGCGCGCGCCGGCCGCACTGGTAAGCACGTTCAACAGGTCTGGCGTCTTGTGGGCGTGGATCTCGTCCAGCACCACATGACTGGGGTTCAATCCGTCCTGTGTCGACGCCTTGGCGTGCAGGGCCTTGTAACTGGCACCGGTCTCCACCCTGGTAATCGCTTTCGCCCAGGTCTCAACACCGAAGGCCTCCCGGAGATCCGGGGTTTTAACAACCTGCGCCTTTGAGACCTTGAAGATAATCGCGGCCTGGTCGTAGGTCGTCGCAGCGCTGATCACCTGGGCGCCCTCTTCGGGCTCGCAGCACAGGCAGTAATTCATGATCGCCGCGGCCAGGGTCGACTTGGCGTTTTTCCTGGCCACCGCGAACAGGGCCGATGTAAACCGGCGAGGCCTGAAAGACCCATAACCTGGTATATCAACCGCCTTGCGGTGCCGGAACCCGAACAGCTGCACCACAAAGAAGATATGCGACGGGTGCATGACGATTGTGGGGGTCTCCCACTTGCCCTCGACATGGGGCAACTTCTCGATGAAGTCGCACGCATCATTCGCATGCCAGGCGTCGAACATAAACGGGCACGTTTTTGCCCTCGCCCGCTTCAGGTCATCGATAAACCGTTGCGCGGCCTGCCGGATCAGCAGGCCGTGGCGCTTGCCTTTCTTGTCGCGGATCGCCGCCCTGGCGTAGTCCTTGGCAACTTTGACGTAGTCACGGCCGCTTGCCATTGTTCCCAAACTTGTTGTCTTTTGGCTTGTCCCCGCCGGACGTTACCCGGGCCCGACTGGCCGGTGTCATGCCGAACTCGGCAAACAGCGCTTTGAGAGCGTTGGTCTCTGAGGCGGTCGACTCCATATCGGCCTTTGCCTTTTTCCTGAAGCACTGCCAGGAGAAGCACAGCTGTTCGAGGGAATAAAGATCCACTACCTGGAGAACCCTGGCGGCAACCAGCTGGGGGCCGAGCCTGTCCCACATTGCGGCACCATCAGAGTTGAGGTGCTGAGGCGCATCCGGGAAGACTTCAACCAGGTCGAACTCGGGCGCGGCAGGCTTTTCCCTGCAGGGCTGATTTGTCCCCTTGAGCACCTTTAGTGCCGGGGCTGTCGGTTTTCGCCCTCTGGCCATTTCGTTCCCCTAAAATCCATTTTCACAAATTCGCACGCGCAAAAAAACGAT